ATGGAACCAATGGACCCGAATGGGGACGGTGAGAAGCTGGCGCGGCTGCAGGGGGACGCGCTGGCGATACTGGAACGGATGACGGCGGCCCTGGCGTCGCTGGCCGATGATCTGGAGGCTGGCAGTACGACGGCGCCGGCGGAAGTTCGCAAAACAATCACATTATTCAGCCAGGCCGAAATCACGGTTCTGGAGAAGAGGAATCAACTTGAAAACGTCCTTGGAAATCAATACGGCGCTGGCGCAGAACTTGACCTTGGCGCGGCCCGACGGGAAATCAACAGCCGCCTGGATCGCCTGCGCGGCGCCAGCGCTTCAGGCTGAGTTTCTGGATGGGTTGAGCGATGAGGCGCTGCTGGCGCTGCCCTATCTGTTCGACTTCTGGGCGATGGACCATCAGGTGCCGCCGCCCGGTGACTGGCGGACCTGGGTAGCGCTGGGCGGGCGTGGTGCCGGGAAAACCCGCGCCGGGGCTGAGTGGGTGCGCGCGCAGGTCGAAGGGGACCGGCCCGGTGATCCGGGGCGCGCGGCGCGGGTGGCGCTGGTGGGTGAGACCATCGAGCAGGTGCGCGAGGTCATGGTGTTCGGCGACAGTGGGATCATGGCGATTTCTCCGCCGGACCGGCGGCCAAAGTGGGAGTCCGTGCGGAAGCGGTTGGTTTGGCCGAATGGGGCGGTGGCGCAGGTGTTCTCGGCCTTTCAGCCAGAGAGCTTGCGCGGGCCACAGTTTGATGCGGCCTGGGTGGATGAGCTGGCCAAATGGCCGAACGGGCAGGAGGCCTGGGACAATCTGCAGTTTGCGCTGCGGTTAGGAGAGGACCCGCGGTGTTGCGTGACGACGACGCCGAAGAATGTGGGGGTGTTGAAGGAGTTGCTGGCCGCCGAGTCGACGGTAACGACACATGCGCCGACCAAGGCGAATGCGGCGAATCTGGCGGCCTCGTTTTTGGCGGAGGTCGAGCGGCGGTTTGCGGGGACGCGGCAGGGGCGGCAGGAGCTGGACGGTGTGCTTCTGGCGGATGTTGAGGGGGCGCTGTGGACGCATGGGATGATCGAGAACGCTCAGGTGGATTTGCCGGGGGAGCTGAGCCGGATCGTGGTCGCGGTTGATCCACCGACAACGGGGACGGCGACGAGTGATGAGTGTGGGATCGTCGTGGTCGGGGCGTTGACTGAGGGGCCGCCGCAGGATTGGCGGGCTGTGGTGCTGGAGGATGCCTCGGTCTCTGGGGCCAGTCCGGTCGAATGGGCGCAGGCGGCGATTGCAGCGATGCAGCGGCATGAGGCGGATCGGATGGTGGCCGAGGTCAACCAGGGCGGCGACATGGTGGAGGCTGTGGTGCGGCAGGTTGATCCGCTGGTTGCCTACACCAAGGTGCATGCGACCAAGGGCAAGGTGGTTCGGGCCGAGCCGGTGGCGGCGTTGTACGAACAGGGGCGGGTGCGGCATCTGCGGGGCTTGGGCGCGCTGGAGGATCAGCTGTGCCAGATGACGACGCGCGGATTTGACGGCAAGGGCAGCCCGGACCGGGTGGATGCGCTGGTCTGGGCGCTGACGGCGCTGATGCTGAAACCGGCCGAGGATTATCGCAATCCGCAGGTGCGTACGTTGGGGTAACCAGTTGGTATCACCCCTGCGGCATCTGGTTGGCAACGCGAAGGGCAGGACGCCCGATTGCAAGCCGGAGAGCTGGATGTTCGAATTTCTGAAACGCGGTGCTGTGCCTGAGGCCTCGGTCCAGGCCAAGGCCAGTGCAACGGGCCCGATCGTGGCGCGCAATGCCGGGATGTTTGGGACGGGGCGTGCGGCCTGGTCGCCGCGCGATACGGTCAGCCTGACGCGGGCGGGGTTTCAGCGCAATCCGGTGGGGTTTCGCTGCGTCAAGATGATTGCCGAGGCGGGCGCGGCGCTGCCGCTGGTGCTGAGCGATGCGGAGCGTCGCTATGACGTGCATCCGCTGCTTGCGCTGCTGGGGCGGCCCAATCCGGCGCAGGGCCGGGCGGATTTGCTTGAGGCGCTGATCGCGCAGATGCTGCTGTCGGGCAATGGTTATATTGAGGCGGTCGGCGGCGGCGGTGCTGTCCCGCGAGAGTTGCACGTTCTGCGATCCGACCGGATGCGTGTGGTTCCGGGTGGGGACGGCTGGCCGGTGGCGTATGATTACGTCGTCGGGGCAAAGACGCATCGGTTTCAGGTGGGCGACGGCCCGTCGCCGATCTGCCATGTGCGGAATTTTCACCCTCAGGATGATCACTATGGCTTTGCCCCGCTAGAGGCAGCGGCGCGTGCGGTGGATGTGCACAGCGCGGCCTCGGGTTGGTCGAAGGCGTTGCTGGACAATGCGGCGCGGCCTTCGGGGGCGATTGTCTATTCCGGTGCGGACGGGCAGGCGACGTTGAGCGCGGATCAGTATGACCGGCTGCTGAGCGAGGTTCAGACCCATCATATGGGGGCGCGCAATGCGGGGCGTCCGATGCTGCTGGAGGGGGGCCTCGACTGGAAGCCGATGGGGTTCAGCCCGTCGGATATGGAGTTCCAGAAGACCAAGGATGCAGCGGCGCGGGATATTGCGTTGGCATTCGGGGTGCCGCCGATGCTGCTGGGGATACCGGGGGATGCGACCTATGCGAATTATCAGGAAGCGCACCGGGCGTTTTACCGGCTGACAGTGTTGCCGTTGGCGACGCGGGTGGCGGCGTCGGTTTCGCATTGGTTGGCGCAGTTCACCGGCGATGTGGTGACGCTGGCCCCTGACCTGGATCAGGTTCCGGCGTTGGCGGCAGAGCGTGAGGCGCAGTGGCGGCGGGTGTCTGCGGCCGGGTTTCTGAGCGACGCCGAGAAGCGCGCGTTGCTGGGGTTGCCGAAGATCGAGATTGGGGACGACGCATGAATGCGGCTGCAAAGGAAGCGTGGATGGATGAGACGACTGAATTCGGGCTGGAGCGCAAATTCTGCCGCCCAGATGTGGCCTTGAGCGTCGAAGACGGGCGGATGATCGAAGGCTATGCCTCGGTCTTCGGGACGGTCGATCAGGGTGGCGATGTGGTCGAGCCGGGGGCGTATCAAGCCTCGCTCGACCGGCTGGCGAGCTCTGGTCGGCGGGTGAAGATGTTGTGGCAGCATGATCCGACGCAGCCGATTGGCGTGTGGGACGAGGTGCGCGAAGACGGGCGCGGACTGTACGTTAAGGGTCAGTTATTGCCCGGCGTGGAGAAAGCGCGGGAAGCGGCGGAATTGCTGGCGGCGGGGGCGATTGACGGGTTGTCCATCGGCTATCGCACGGTGCGGGCGACGAAGGACGAGAAGGGGCAGCGGCACCTGGCCGAGCTGGAATTGTGGGAAGTCTCGCTGGTGACGTTTCCGATGCTGGCGGATGCCCGTGTCGCGGGGCGCGTCGCGGCAAAACAGGCCGAGGAGGAGAGCGCGGCGGTATTGCGCGATCTGGCCGGGGCGATCGACGACGCGCGGACGGAATTTGCGGCCCTTTAGGGCGGATTAACCAGGGAAAACGAGATGACAACGACCCAGACCAAGTCTGGGGCCGGGCGCGATGTGCCTGCCCCAAATGATCCGGCGGCCGAGGTGAAGACCGCGCTGACCGGGCTGATGAGCGACATTTCCGACAAGTTGAGCAAACAGGAAGAGCGATTGACCATGCTGACCAAGACATCCGAACCCATGCGCCGCCCTGCGCTGGCGGCCCCTGAAAGCGCCGCTGCCCCGCATCAGAAGGCGTTTGAGGCCTACGTTCGTTCCGGCGATGACGACGCACTGCGCGGGCTGGAGATGGAAGGCAAGGCGATGTCGACGGCGGTGGCCGGGGACGGTGGCTATCTGGTGGATGCGGTGACGTCCGAGCAGATCAACTCGGTCCTGAACTCGACTGCATCAATCCGGGCGATTGCGAGTGTCGTGGCGGTCGAGGCGACGTCCTACGACGTGCTGATTGACTCGGCGGATGTCGGTGCGGGCTGGGCGAGTGAGGCCGGGCCGCAGACGGAAAGCAGCACGCCGCAGATTGAGCGGATTGCGATCCCGCTGCATGAATTGTCGGCGATGCCCAAGGCGTCTCAGCGGCTTTTGGATGACAGCGCGTTTGATATCGAGGGCTGGCTGGCCGGTCGGATTGCCGACAAATTTGCCGAGGCCGAGGCGGGTGCCTTCGTCAATGGCGACGGCGTCGACAAGCCGACCGGGTTCCTGACCCACACGCAGGTGGCGGATGCGTCCTGGAGCTGGGGCAACCTGGGCTATGTGGCCACCGGCGTTGACGGCGGTTTTGACGGCACCAATCCGGCGGATGCGATCATTGATCTGGTCTATGCGCTTGGTGCGCGGTACCGGGCCGGGGCGAGCTTTGTGATGAACTCGAAAACCGCAGGGGCGGTGCGCAAGATCAAAGACAGTGACGGGCGTTTTCTTTGGTCGGATGGTTTGGCGGCTGGGGAACCGGCACGTTTGCTGGGTTATCCGGTGCTGATTGCCGAGGATATGGACGATATTGCCACGGATGCGGCGGCGATTGCATTCGGTGATTTCGCGCTGGGCTACACCATTGCCGAACGCCCTGATCTGCGCGTGCTGCGCGATCCGTTCAGCGCCAAGCCGCATGTGCTGTTCTATGCCACCAAGCGGGTTGGCGGCGATGTCAGCGACTTTGCTGCGATCAAGCTGCTGAAGTTCTCGGTCGTCTAACGACGTGACCCGAGGAGGCCGGTTCCCGCGCGGGGTGTGCGGGGGCCGGTCGGTGGGCGCGCGCCAAGCGACAACCCTCGCGTTCGTCTAGCTGTTCCCTCCGTCCGAGCGGCGCGGGGGCGGGGCGCGCCCATCCCAAGCAGAGTTGGCCCCGCAATGGGGCGGAATTTTTCGGAGAAGCCGATGACGTTGTTCGAGATATCTCAGGTGCCGCTGGCGGCGCTGCCGATTGCCCAGCTGCGCGATCATCTGCGCCTTGGCACCGGGTTTGGCGACGATGCTGAACAGGACGGCGTGTTGGAGGCGGCGCTGCGCGCGGCGCTTGCGGCGGTTGAGGCGCGGACCGGCAAGGCGGTGTTTCAGCGGCAGTTTCATTGGAGCGTATTGGGCTGGCGGCATGCCGGGCGGCAGGTGATCCCGGTGGCGCCGGTGGTGGGGATCGTCAGCCTGACGGTGAAGGATATCGCCGGGCTGGCGACGGTGATCGATGCGGATCGGTACCGGGTAGAGATTGACGACCACGCGCCCAGTCTGGTGGCCAACGGGCTGCTGTTGCCTGCGATCCCGATTGGCGGGCGGGCCGAGGTGGTGTTTGACGCCGGGCTGGCCGCCGATTGGGCCGGGCAGCCCGGCGACCTGGCGCAGGCGGTGTTGATGCTGGCGGCGGATTTTTACGAGCATCGGACCGAGGACGCCGGGCGCGGCATGCCGGCGCAGGTGGCCGCATTGATCGAACCGCACCGCCATGTGCGCCTGTTCGGGCAGGCGCTGTGATGCCTGCGCCCGACCGCAAGATGGTGTTGGAGGCGGCGGTACGCGCGCCTGATGGGGCCGGGGGGTTTGCCGAGGTGTGGACGCCGCTGGGTGAACACTGGGTTGAGTTGCGCGCCGGAACGGGGCGTGAGGCGGGGGCCGAGGCGCTGACGTTAGCGACGGTGCCCTATCGGATCACGCTGCGTGCGGTTGCGCTTGGCGCGCCGTCGCGGCCAGTGCCGGGGCAGCGATTTCGCGACGGGGCGCAGGTGTTTGCGATCCATGCGGTGGCCGAGAAACCGGGCGATCCGCGTTGGCTGGTCTGTGTGGCACGAGAGGAGATCTCGGCATGAGTTACGGGGTTTCTGGCGCCTTGCAGGCGGCGGTCTATCAGGCGTTGGCGGGGGATGCGTCGCTGGGCGCGTTGGTTGGAACGGCGATTTACGACGCGGTTCCGGCGGGGCCGGTTCCGGGGTTGTACGTCAGCCTGGGGCCAGAGGTTGTGCGGAATCGCTCGGACAAGACCGGGGCGGGGGCCGCGCATGACTTCGTGGTCAGCGTGGTCAGCGATGCGGCGGGGTTTCAGGTGGCCAAGGACGCGGCTGGGGCGGTTTCTGATGCGCTGGTCGACGCGGCGTTGTTGCTGAGTCGGGGGCGGCTGGTCAGCTTGAATTTTTTGCGGGCGCGGGCCCGGCGGGTGGGCAATGACGATGTGCGGCGGATTGATCTGACGTTTCGGGCGCGGATTGAAGACTGATTTTCTAATACGGGAGTGGCGGCCATGGGTGCCCAGAACGGCAAAGACCTACTTATCAAGATCGACCTGACCGGGGGCGGGCAGTTTGAAACCGTCGCTGGGTTGAGGGCGTCCCGGCTGAGCTTCAACGCCGAAAGCGTCGATGTGACCAGCCTGGAAAGCCAGGGCGGCTGGCGAGAGTTGCTGGGCGGCGCGGGGGTGCGCAGTGCGACGATCGCAGGGTCTGGCGTGTTCAAGGACGACGCGACGGACGAACGCGCGCGGCAGATCTTTTTCGACGGCGAAGTGCCGGAGTTTCAGGTGGTGATCCCAGATTTCGGCATCATCGAAGGGCCGTTCATGGTGACCAGCCTGGAATACGCAGGCAGCCATGATGGCGAGGCGACGTATGAGATTTCGATGGCCAGCGCGGGCGCGCTGAACTTCACGGCGCTTTGATGGTGAACCCGGCTGCCGGAGAAGTTGCGCTGGTGCTGGATGGGCAGCGGCATGTCTGCAAGCTGACCCTGGGGGCGTTGGCGGAATTGGAGGCGGCGCTGGGCGCGGACACTCTGGTGGCGCTGGTTGAGCGGTTCGAAACGGGGGCGTTTTCGACGCGCGATGTTCTCGCGCTGCTGGTGGCGGGGCTGCGTGGCGGGGGTTGGCAGGGGACATCTGCGGATCTGCTGACGGTCGAAATTGGTGGCGGGCCGGTGGAGGCGGGCCGGGTGGCTGGGCTGCTGCTGGCGCGGGCATTTCAGGTTCCGGGCCAGGGGTGATGGATTGGACGGCATTGCTGAAGCTGGGGTTGCAGGGATTGCAACTGCACCCGCGCGATTTCTGGGCGCTGACGCCGGTGGAACTGATGCTGATGGCGGGGCTTGGCGACGGTGGTGCAGTGCTGGATCGGCCTCGGTTCGAGGCGTTGGCGGCGGAATGGCCCGATAGGCCTGACAAAGGGGTGGATGATGGACGGGATTGACCAGTTTGACGATCAGGTGGACGCGCTGGCGCAATCGCTGGGCGGCGCAGTGGCCCTGACGGCGGCGTTCGATGGGGAGCTGAAGCGGATGCAGGCGACGGTGGCGGATACGGGGCGCGAGGTTGGCGTGCTGAGCCGGGGGATTTCTCGCGGGTTGCGGAGTGCTTTTGACGGGCTGGTGTTTGATGGGCTGAAGCTGGGCGATGCGCTGAAAGAGGTGGCCGAGTCGATGTCACGCGCGGCCTATTCGGCAGCGATCAAGCCGGTGACGAACCATTTCGGCGGGCTGCTTGCGCAGAGTGTTGAGGGGGTCGTGAACGGGCTGCTGCCGTTCGGCGACGGGGCCGGCTTTGCGCAGGGGCGCGTGATGCCCTTCGCGCGGGGCGGGATCGTCAGCCAGGCGACCCGGTTTCCTATGCACGGCGGCACCGGGCTGATGGGCGAGGCGGGGCCAGAGGCGATCATGCCGCTGGCGCGCGGGGCCGACGGGCGGCTGGGGGTTCGGGCGGACGCGGGGCGCGCGGTGAACGTGACGCTGAATGTCCAGACTCCGGATGTTGAAGGCTTCCGCCGGTCCGAAGCGCAGATCGCGGCGATGATGGGCCGGGCGCTGGGGCGTGGCGCGCGCAATCGCTGAGGAGAATTTCGATGACATTTCATGATGTGCGCTTCCCGGCGAGCCTGAGTTTCGGCTCGGTCGGGGGGCCCGAGCGGCGGACCGAGATTGTGACGCTGCAGAACGGGTTCGAGGAGCGGAACACGCCCTGGGCGCAGTCGCGGCGGCGTTATGATGCCGGGGTATCCTTGCGCTCGCTGGACGATGTGGAGCAGTTGCTGGCGTTCTTTGAAGCGCGCCAGGGGCAGTTGCACGGGTTTCGCTGGAAGGACTGGGCCGACTACAAATCCTGCCTGCCGTCCGAGGTGCCGGGGGCCGAGGATCAGGTGATCGGGCTCGGTGACGGGGTGCGGACAGAGTTTCAACTGGTGAAGAGCTATGCGTCGGGGGCGCAGACCTATGTTCGCCCGATTGAGAAGGCCGTTTTCAAAAGTGTTTTGATCGGCTTGGCGGGCGATCCTATGGTTCTAGGTGTAGATTACGATCTGGACCTGGATGCGGGGTTGGTGACGTTTGGCACTGCCCCGGCCGAGGCTGCCGCGGTGACGGCGGGATTCGAATTTGACGTGCCGGTGCGGTTTGACACGGACCGTATTCAGGTATCGGTCGCCAGTTTCCGTGCGGGCGATGTGCCCTCGGTTCCAGTCGTGGAGATCCGGTTATGAGCGTCGCGCCGGAACTGGCGGCGCATCTGGACGGCGGGCTGACGACGCTGTGCCGCTGTTGGGTCGTGCACCGGGCGGATGGCGTGACCCTCGGGTTCACGGACCATGACCGCGATCTGTCGTTCGACGGGGTGGATTTTCGGGCCGAATCCGGGCTGACCGCGCGGGCGTTGGAGCACACCTCGGGCCTGTCGGTGGATAACTCCGAAGCGATGGGCGTGCTGAGTGATGCGGCGATTACCGACGCGGAGATCGAGGCGGGGCGGTATGACGCGGCGGAGGTTGAGGCCTGGCTGGTGAATTGGGCCGATGTGGCGCAGCGGCATCTGTTGTTTCGTGGCTCGATCGGAGAGATCCGGCGCAAGGGCGCGCGGTTCGAGGCCGAGTTGCGCGGGCTGTCCGAGGCGCTGAACCAACCGCAGGGGCGGGTCTATCAGGCGCCGTGTGGGGCCGTGCTGGGCGATGCACATTGCGGCGTTGATCTGGCGGCGCCGGGGCTGTCGACAGAGGTTGCCGTTGAGGTGATTTCGGGTGGCAAGCACTTTCATTTTTCGAACCTTGCCAACTACTCCGACCGATGGTTTGAGCGTGGGACTTGCAGAATTCTGACCGGGACGGCGGCGGGGCTGGTCGCTTTGGTCAAGAACGACCGGCTGAGCGGGTCCGGGCGTAACATTGAGCTGTGGGAGGGTCTGCGCGCCTCGGTTGAACCGGGCGAAATAATCCGGCTGGACGCAGGCTGTGACAAGGCGATCGAAACTTGCCGGTTGAAGTTCGACAACGTGGTGAACTTTCGCGGCTTTCCGACAATCCCCGGAGAGGATTGGCTGATGGCAGTGCCGTCGAAACGCGCGAGCGCAAGCGGGGGTGGCGGTGGAAAATGACGTTGTCGCGGCGGCGCGCCGCTGGATCGGCACGCCCTATCGCCATCAGGCAAGTGTGCGCGGTGCGGGGTGTGATTGCCTCGGGCTGATCCGTGGTGTCTGGGCCGAGGTGATGGGTGCGGCTGCCGAGGTGCCGCCGCCCTATGCGCCGGACTGGGATGCGGCGGGCGGGCCGTCGCTGGGCGATGCATTGGGTCGGTACATGGACGAAACGGCGCAGCCGTCGCCCGGTGACGTGCTGGTGTTTCGCATGCGCGATGCGGGCGGTGCGCGTCATTTGGGGATCCTGACGGAAGCCACTTTCATCCACGCCTACAGCCGCCACGGCGTCGTTGAAAGCGCGTATTCGGCCCCGTGGCGACGGCGCGTGGTTCAAGTATTTTCGTTTCCTGACAGGGGTTTGTGATGGCCACGATTGTTCTATCTGCGATTGGCGCGACGGTCGGGGCATCCTTGGGCGGCGGTATTCTGGGGCTGTCTTCGGTGGTGATCGGGCGGGCCGTTGGTGCGACGGTCGGACGGGCGATTGACCAGTCGATTATGGGCGGCGGGTCGGAAGCGGTCGAGACGGGGCGGATTGACCGGTTTCGTCTGATGGGGGCCAGCGAGGGCGCGCCGGTCGCGCGGGTTTTCGGGCGGATGCGGCTGCGCGGACAGGTGATCTGGGCGTCGGAATTTCGCGAAAACGTGGCGACCTCGGGCGGGGGCAAGAATGAGCCGACGGTGAGCGAATATTCCTATTCCGTCAGCCTGGCGGTGGCGGTTTGCGAGGGGCGAATCGCGCGGATCGGGCGGGTCTGGGCGGACGGGCAGGAGGTTTCGCCCGCTGATCTGGTGATGCGGGTCTATGACGGCGCAGAAGATCAGCTGCCGGACCCGGCGATCGAGGTTGGGGGTGATGCCCCGGCCTATCGTGGCACGGCCTATGTTGTGTTCGAAGATCTGGACCTGACGCCTTATGGTGGGCGGGTTCCGACGTTCAATTTCGAAGTGACGCGGCCAGAGCCTGCGGGGGTATCCTCGACCCCCGATTTTGCGCGTAGCATTCGCGGTGTGGCAATGATGCCGGGCAGCGGGGAGTATGTACTGGCGACCGAGGCGCTTCACGTTAATCGCGGGCCGGGTGTGAACGACACTGTGAACGTGAATTCTTCCAGTGGATTGAGTGACTTCCAGACGTCTCTGAATACGTTGGTTGAGGAAGTTACCAGTTGCGAATCCGTTTCTCTTATCGTGTCGTGGTTTGGGGATGATCTTCGGTGTGGGTCTTGCCAGGTACAGCCCAAGGTCGAGGCGACCGGTGCCGATGCGGTCGGCATGCTGTGGAGCGTGTCCGGGCTTAACCGGGCGAGCGCGGCCGAGGTGCCGGAGGAGGATGGTCGTCCGATCTATGGCGGGACGCCAACGGATCAATCCGTGGTGCAGGCGATACAGGGCCTCAACGACGCCGGGCAATCCGTTGTTTTTTATCCGTTCCTTTTGATGGATCAGTTGGATGGGAACGGGTTGGACGACCCTTGGTCTGATGCGTTGGATCAGCCGAAGCTGCCCTGGCGGGGGCGGATCACGGTGGCGGCGGCGCCGGGTCGCGCGGGCAGCCCGGATCAGACCGCGCAGGCAACGGCAGAGGTTGCGGCGTTCTTCGGAAATGCCGCTGCGGGTGATTTTTTGGCCTCGGGCGATACGGTTGCCTATTCAGGTCCGGCGGAGACCTCTTATCGCCGGTTCATCCTGCACTATGCGCATCTGTGCGCCGCCGCGGGCGGCGTGGATGCGTTTTGCATCGGGTCGGAAATGCGCGGGTTGACGCAGGTGCGCGATGATACCGGCGGTTTTCCGGCAGTGGCGGCGCTGCGGGCGCTGGCGGCGGATGTGCGTGGGATCCTCGGGGCCGGGTGCAAGATCGGCTATGCCGCTGATTGGTCAGAGTATTTCGGGTATCAACCGCAGGATGGTTCGGGCGATCTGTATTTCCATCTGGACCCGCTGTGGGCCGATCCGAACGTAGATTTCGTCGGTATCGACAACTACATGCCGCTGAGCGATTGGCGGGATGGGGACGATCATGCGGATGCGGATTGGGGCGCGATCTGGAACCTGGATTACCTGAAGGCGAATGTCGAAGGGGGTGAGGGGTATGACTGGTTCTATGCCTCCGCCAATGCTGAGGTTTTGCAGCAGCGATCCCCGATAACTGATGGAGAACATGGGGAACCCTGGGTTTGGCGGTACAAGGATATCCGCGGCTGGTGGGGGAATGCGCATCACGAGCGGATTGGCGGGGTACGGCAGGCCAGCCAAACGGCTTGGGTGCCTGAGAGCAAGCCGATCTGGTTCACCGAATACGGCTGCGCGGCGGTCGACAAGGGGTCCAATCAGCCGAACAAATTTCTGGACCCGAAATCCTCGGAAAGTTCCTTGCCGAAATATTCGGACGGGCGCCGCGATGATCTGATTCAAATGCAGTATGTGCGGGCGATCGGGGACTATTGGAGTGACCCGGCGAACAACCCGATTTCGGGCGTCTATGGCGGGTCGATGATCGACATGGCGCGGGCGCATGTGTGGGCCTGGGATGCGCGGCCCTATCCGTTTTTCCCAGCCAATACAGCGCTTTGGAGCGATGGCGACAATTACGCCAAGGGCCATTGGCTGACCGGGCGGGTGACGGCGCGGGCGCTGGCGTCGGTCGTGGCCGAAGTGTGCGAAGTGGCCGGGGTTGCGGCCTATGATGTTTCGGGCCTGTACGGGATCGTGCGGGGGTATGTGGTCGAAGATGTCTCGACCGGGCGGGCGGCGTTGCAGCCTTTAATGCTGGCGCATGGGTTTGATGCGGTCGAACGCGACGGTGTTTTGCGCTTTTCGAACCGGGATGGCCGGGTTGATGGCGTGGTTGATGCGGATCGGTTGGCGGTGTCGAACGATCTGGGCGCGGCGCGCGATCATACGCGCAGTGCGGCACCGGAAACCGCCGGGCGGCTGCGGCTGAACTTTGTCGCCTCGGACGGGAGTTTCGAGGCGCGCACTGCCGAGGCGATCTTCCCGGATCAGGCGACGACCAGCGTGGCACAGTCCGAATTGCCGCTGGCGCTGACCCATGTTGAGGCGCGCGCCATCGTCGAACGCTGGCTGGCCGAGGTGCGGATTGCGCGCGATGCCGTGCAGTTTGCGCTGCCGCCCAGCGGATTGGCGCATGGCGCCGGGGATGTGGTGTCCTTTGACGACGGCGATCTGTGGCGTATCGACCGGGTGCAGGACGGTGGCGCGCGCCTGGTTGAGGCGACGCGGGTGGAGCCGGGCCTCTATCAGCCAAGCGACAGTGTAGAGCCTGCCGCGCGCCTGACCCCGTTTGTGGCTGCGGTGCCGGTGTTTCCGGTGTTCCTGGACTTGCCACTGCTGACGGGTAACGAGGTAGAGTACGCGCCGCATCTGGCAGTAACGGCAACGCCCTGGCCGGGATCGGTCGCGGCCTATGCCTCGGACGCGGGCGGGGCTTTTGCGTTGAACCGGATGCTGCCCGGGTCATCGGTGATCGGCGTGACCGAGACGGTGCTGGCCGGTGCAACGGCGGGGGTTCTGGATCGCGGCGCGGCGCTGCGGATCAAGGTATATGGCGGCACGCTTTCCTCGGTCACGGATGCGCAGCTGCTGGCCGGTGCCAACGGGCTGGCAATCGGCGACGGAGCCTCGGACCATTGGGAGGTGTTGCAGTTCCGCGATGCGGTTCTGGTCGGCGAAGATACCTGGGAGGTCAGCGCGCGCCTGCGCGGGCAGCGTGGGACCGACGCGCTGATCCCCGATACCTGGCCGATAGGCAGCATCGTGGTGCTGCTGAATGGCGCAATGGCGCAGCTGGATCTGCCTGCAGCGGCGCGTGGGTTGGCGCGGACGTGGCGGGTCGGGCCAGCGGCGCGGCCCGTGGATGACGCGAGCTATGTCGAGGAGGTGCGCGCCTTCGACGGCATCGGGCTGCGCCCCTATGCGCCGTCGCACCTGCGCGCGGTGGCAAATGGCGGAGATCTGACGCTCAGCTGGGTGCGGCGCACGCGGATTGACGGTGACATCTGGGGCGCGGCTGACGTGCCGCTGGGCGAGGCGTCCGAGGCGTATCTGCTGCGCGTATTGGATGGGGCGAGCGTGGTGCGGGATGCCACGCTGACCGCCCCGTCGTGGAATTACACCGCCGCGATGCAGGCGGCAGATGCGATTGGCGGCAGTTACGGGATCGAGGTCGCGCAGATCTCGGACCGGTTCGGGCCGGGGCTTTTCAGAAGGATCGAGATCAATGGCTGA